GACAACCTTTGCCCACCTAACGGATCAATCATCGGATCAGGTTCGATCTGCAGATGAGAAGTTTGATAAATGACTCGATGTAGAACACATACAATTGTAAATAAAACCGAAGTGAGCCCCTCGACAAGATACACCACCACCCAGAAACAACCTCGGGGTAAGCCCCTTCTGACCACGTTCATAGTGGCGGGAGCATCCCCCTAGTTGCGAACCAGGCAATGATGTAAAATATAAAAGGGTTTTAGTTGCGCACCAATGGGCGCCGCACGGTGGGATGATGCCCACAACTAACCAAGCCACAACCTCCCAGCGCCGGATTATCGACCACGAGGGAGAGTTGGGGTACTTGCACAACAGTTAAATTAAGAGCCAGTTTGGTCGGGTTCTTAAATGGAACCAGTTGGTGAGGTACCAATGTAGACACTGCCAGCAGTGATGGTAGTAGCTGTAGCAGTCATGGTAAAGACAGATGGGGCAAGATTAACTTGGATGGCCCAAAATGATGAGCCATTGGTGCCCGTAGTATCGTACGCGGAAAATTGTTGTACAGAAGCCATGTTGGCATCGCCGACACCAGTGATTGCAGTCAAATTGATGCCGTCAAGCCCCATGGTTACCGCGTAGGTACCAGCATATGCAAACGTGAGATGTGATGCATTATCAAGGGTAACTCCAAAGGCTACAGTACCATAAGGAGCAGGAGCAGTACCCATAGGGTTAGCGGCAGTTTCACCACCGTTAGTAACCCATGCACCACCAACCACAAGAGTATCAATTCCAGTCTCGTAGACTGGAGTCATAAGTTTGACAGTGTACTCCACGTATAATTCACCAAGGGTTGCACCTGTAGTGCTGATACCTTGGGAAATCACCCAGAGATTTCCAATGTCATAAGTCTTGATATCGGTGTTGGCAGGTTGCGCACCGATACGGACGAAATTAGTCTTATTCTTCTTCAGATCCTCTTGTAGGGAACGATGTTTGCATCCAGCCCAGGGCGCAGTACGAGTGGAACTACGATACGCCATAGCTTGTTGTTTACTGATTGGAGCTGGATCTGCAGCGTCATAATCTATCGCCAGTAGAAGTGTGCCACCAAGTGAAGTCGGAGCTTCAGTTTCATAACAAAATGAGAGTGACTCAAATTGGTAAGATTCATAGTTGGCAGCAATTTTGGATAACCACTGGAAAGTATCCTTCTGCCCGGGATTAATTGGCAGACCTTGGACACTAAATGGACTGGGAGCACCAGCACCACCAATGATATCCTCAACATATTCGCGATGTGTGATGCGACAGTCACCATTCGACATAGTCTCGAACTTAGGTTTACGAGTGCGATTGGTGTTGGATTGCGCTACAGGTGCAGATTTCTGTTTCTGGTCACCACGCTTTTGAGCGTTACCACGTCTCCGACGAGGACGACGAGGTCGGTTCGGTTTGGACTTAGGTTTAGATTTAACGTCAGTCATAGTAAAAGTCAATTTCAGAGATTGAGAACTCGACCCCGGGTGGCCAAATCCACCCGGTGAAAAGCAGGCTATTGCCTGCGCCACGACTTATCTTTAATGGAACGGTCGTTACCATGATGTTTGGTAATTTTGACGCCGTTCCCTTTAAGAACTGGTTCGTTACTGTCTGCTAGAGCTCCTTGGCTCTCAGTATCGTAACCTTTCCACGTAACCTTCTTGACTTTGTCAGTAGGTTTAATAACTGGGGCCTTAGCCTCAGGTTTGACGTATTCACGCCAAGTGCCTTGTGCAATTTTGATTCGCTTCATTTCTTCAAAAGGCAATTTCTGTGGTTTTGTCGTGGTCGTCGATTTTCCTTTCGACTCTTTAACCTCTGCATTAGCTGCTGCGGGTTTTTCTTCCTTCCAAGTCCCATTCTTAATCTTCCTAGCTTTGAGTTGCTCATAGGTTTCCTTGGGAGTGACTGCTTTGACCACTAACTTAGCTTTTTCAACCTCTTCAGCCATGGTGAGAGGCGGGTCAGCACAGATTTTCTTTTCTTTCTTTATCTCAGGGGGGGGCAACAACGAGCCATTTGGAAACAAAGGCCCGGTGACAGGTGTCCGTGAAGCGATTTCAGCTAACCCTGGACTGAGACATACACCATCAGGTAAAACAGTATCATCGACGACGACAGGAATCTCTGATTTGGCAGGAATTGGAGCCATGTACATCGGTGACTGTAAAACTTGATCTAACGTTTGTACCCGTTCACACCACTGTAAGAATCGTTTATATTCGAATTCTGGTAATACTTGTTCGGTGTGAGCAATCATCCAATCTGCCCGCTTATTCTCATACTGGTTCTTGAGATCATAACGGGACAACCAAGTTTGAATTGGTGCAGTATACTTGTTTTCTAAGATTGGTTGACTGTAAATTCGTGAAACTGCCTGGCACAGATCACCAATGATAGGTGTCTCGTAGTCAGACAGTGAGAAGCTCCTAATTTTCTCAAGGAGCTTCATACGGGGTGTAACGTTGCTATTCATACGTACCGTAACATGAAATTTGACGACTTGACGCTTGACATCACACATAGTATTTGCATCACCAAACCATACGTCTGGTGAGTAAATCCGTGCGAGAAATTTGATCCCTGGCTCCCCACGTTTGACAGGCTCTATAGTAAGAACTTGTCCGAGCATCGTGGCAGCTTTAGTGTAAGTTTTGGGATCGACATCAGCAGTCAGTCCATCATCACCACCGTAAATGCCTAATCGTTCAAAGGCTTCTTCGGGTGTGAGGTGGACTCCATCTACCTTGGTCATACGTAGTGCAAGGAATGCTGTAAAAGCGTTAACTAACGTATTGAACAAAGAAGTTTCTGGCGAACCGGACGCACGAGTATAGTCAGTTTGGTAACTAAGTGGGCGCCCGGAATTTGGGTCATCAAAAGTGGCATAGGCTTTGAGGCCGTATTGAGCTTTATGTAAGTCCAAAAGTTCTTGGTGGTGTTCAACTCGAAACGCGCGTAGGAGTAATTGCTTCTCCAAATCACGCATGAGATTTGAGCCATGTCCATCAAAACGATTGAAGTCCGTATTTGAAGCGGTGTCAGCATACATCAACACTTCAACTACACGTTGTGCGATTTCCTGAGGTGTTCTAGAAAAAGCATACCATGACTGTGCTTTAAGAATCTTTTCAAAAGCATACATGTACCGACTGTATTGACGTTTGTCAACGGTATTGGTAACAGAGATGGCACGTGGATCCTTGACATTTGCATAAGGTTCTGCCTTCATGAACATATTGATGATTCTTTTCGGTAACATACCATGCATAGCTGCGAACAATCTTCGCTGAGTTGGCTTTGCTTGGCGGTTAAGAACTTCATCATCATCTGTTGGTGACAAGGTTTGGCGTTCACTATCAGGGATGAGACATTTACAAAATTCATCCATCGCATGAGCCAAGAAGGGTGTAAGAGGTAGAATTCCAGGTTTAACTGAATTTACTCGTCCTTCCATACACTGTTCTTCATTCCCAGGAGTACGATCGGGTGCGAACGCTCCATTGACCAGAGGCGACATAAAACCAACCATTGTCGGTTTGGCCTTAGGGTCATAGATTTTGGGGTTGAACTGATAGCGGCGGGTTGATACGGGCACAGGACATACTACGTCGGCTTTGTGATTTGTCTTAGAACGATGATATTCCAACAAAGGGACTGCAACAATTCTGTTGCCATCAGTGTAAGACATCACTTGCGGAAGAGTAAGAACGTAGTCAGATGAACGTGCAATGCCTGCAATGGTATCGTCAACAACAGCGTCGACGGTTGCAGAGGCATAATTACATGGGCGACCTGTGGAGATGCGAACTCCACCAAGAGAAGAGGTCATTAGTCTAGTAAAGCCATTCTCAGTAACTACAGAGAGGCGTGTAAGGCGTTTACCGGCTAACCACTTTACATAGTAGATCGCGCTCAATCCTGTCCAAGAACCAATAGGAGTTAACATAATTAATTCATGGTCTGGGGAGGTACTACGACGGTCAACCAAATAACTGGCAACTTTGGTAGTTATACCAAATTGAGTTTGCACAGCAATCAGATGATCAGTACTGTAGTTCCACACGTGGTGCTTGTAAATTGCGCCACCAGTCACGTTATAGTTCAACTGATTAGTTGAATCAAAAGTATAGCTGTAATTCTGCGTGACTTTACTAACTTGGTCAGGTTGTACGGTGTACAGTATGGTTGGATGTACATTTTCACATAAGAAAGAGGGCATATCTATGTACTGGTCAACATCCACCATGGCAACAAGAGGTGCTTCTGGGAACTCCATAGGTTCAGGCTTAGTAGTTAGATCCTTTGTCCAGTAAAAGGTTCTACTTCCCAGTCGACCATTACGTTCATCAGCCCGCGATTTCTGCACAAAGTAGGCTGTGCGCCCAGTTAAATTTGCTAGGCGATCAATGAATTTTGATGCAGCAGAACGGTCTGCGGCAGCATATCCATGCGTATGGTCGGGATCAGCTTTGAAAGTGGGCATCGTAATGTCATTGAAATTTGTCCGAATGGTTTCAGGTTTCAACAAGGGATGACACTTTGTTTCATTTATATACCGCGATCTCTCGAAATCATCAAGAGAATCTAGACCTTTGGGTCTCTTTTTGCAGCAACATCTTTTAATGAGCTTAAACAATGCTACAAAACTCGCCACTGATCCAAGAAAGAAAAGTAAAAGAGGCAAGTTGGCGGTTTCCCGACGAAGGACCTTGGGTTTGATTTTGTCCTTCGTGGGTTCCTCGCGCTGGTTGTGACGTGGTTTGTAAGGAGGTGTCCACGCGTGAGGATGGTCGGTCTCGATTGGCTCGGCCGACAGTCGCGTTGGTTCTTCCAACGGACATCGCAGTAGTGTACTCACAACTGCGAACGGAAACTCCACAGGTGGTACTGCCACAC